TCGCTCTTCTCTCCCACGCTTGCGTCGATCATTACTATGTTGACGACCAGGGTTCTCTACGAGCTGTGGAAGGGGCCACTGACGGTGCCATGCGAGCTGTGCAGTCTGTCAAGCGCAAGACGCACCGCGACAAAGAGGGGGGTGTCACTTACGAGGTAGAGTTCCGGCTTTGGAACAAACCAGACGCTTTGAAGTTGATGGGGAAGCACACGGGCGTTGCGGCGTGTTCAGATCGCATGGAAGTCAGCGGCCCAGGTGGTGGGCCCATCGCCGTGCAAGAAGTGCGGAGCATCGTCGTTGATCCTAAGAATGCAGATGCTGAGTGATTGTGGTTGAACCCGCAGGGCGTATCCTTGATCTTCCCGTCGCGCGGGCCTTCGTTCCCTTCCTGTTCCCCGCTCGCTACAAGGGCGTGTGGGGCGGGCGCGGGAGCGCGAAAAGCCACGAGTTCGCCAAAAACCTCCTAAAGCGCTGCGTCGAGAAACCCGGCACACGCGCCGTGTGCGTCAGGGAGGTGCAGCGCAGCCTCGAGCAATCGGTCAAGCGCCTGCTTGACGATAAGATAGAGGCCTTCGACCTCAAGCCTTACTTCCGCAGCACGAACACGCACATTAGGGCACCTGGCGACGGGCTCATCATCTTCCAGGGCATGCAAGACCATACGGCGGACAGCGTCAAGTCGCTGGAGGGCTTCGACCTCGCATGGGTAGAGGAAGCACAGAACTTGAGCGAGAGGTCGATGACGCTCCTGCGCCCGACGATCCGCGAGCCGGGCAGCGAGATCTGGTTCACGTGGAATCCTCGGAACGAAAAGGACCCGGTCGACGTGCTGCTGCGCGGCCCAAACGTGCCTCCCGACGCCATCGTCGTGGGCGTGACGTACCGGGACAATCCATGGTTCCCCGCCGTGCTGAAGGCGGAGATGGAGTGGGATCGGCGGCACGACCCGGAGAAGTACCAGCACGTCTGGCTTGGAGGTTATGAACGACACAGCGAGGCGCGCGTTTTCAAGAACTGGACGGTCGAGGAGTTCGAGCCGCCGGCCGATGCCGTGTTTTACTGGGGTGCTGACTGGGGCTTCAGCGTGGACCCGTCGACGCTCGTGCGCTGCTACCTTGACGGACGCCGGCTCTACATCGACCGAGAGTGCTACCGCATCGGCGTGGAGATTGACCATCTGCCCGCGTTCTTCGACTCGATGGTGTGTGGCTGTGAGTCGCCGCGCGCGTGTCGTGCACCGCACCTGCACGGCGAGGCTCGCAGGTGGACGATCACGGCTGATAGCGCGAGGCCCGAGACTATTAGCTTTCTCAACCGCAACGGCTACCCGCGCATGGTGCCGGCGCGGAAGGGCGCGGGGAGCGTGGAGGAGGGCATCATCTTCCTGCAGGGGTTCGACATTGTTGTGCACCCGCGCTGCGTGCATACCATCGACGAGCTGACGAGCTACAGCTACAAGGTCGACGCCGGGGGCAATGTGACGCCCGTCCTCGCGGACAGGCAGAACCACATCATTGACTCGCTGCGCTACGCGGTGGAGGAGCTGATGGGGCAGGGCACGGAAGTGCTCGGTTTCCCGACCGACGTCCCGGAGCCTACAATATGGTCAACGTTTGGTGCCGGGGGTAGCGCCGCGAAGCCGGGCGTGAGTGACTGGAGCGGATTAGGTTAGGGCGAGAAGGATGACATCTCATGGCTAAGCAAAGCGACATCACGCCTGAACAGGCTCCGTTTATCAACTTAGGTATTAGTGGGCTTCCTCGTTACGGAGCGATATCGAGAGTTTATGATGAGTGGCTTAAGGAGTTACAGGGCCCGACCGGCATGAAGATGCTGCGCGAGCAGGCCCTGAACTGCCCGATCACCGGGGCCATCCTCTTCGCGGCCCAGCACCTGGCGCGTGGTGTCGAGGTGCGCATCGACCCGGCGAACAAGGCCGGCGCTGATCCCTATGAGGCGCTGAAGGTGGCAGACCGCGTGTCGGGCGCGCTGTTCGAGGACCTCGAGACGACGTGGCCCGACACGGTGAGCGAGATACTGTCGATGTTGTGGGCTGGCTGGGCGCTGATGGAGCTGACCTACAAGCGCTGCCAAGGCAGTGAGCCACCGCGCATGCAGGGCGAGAAGCTCCTCCCGCCGCCGCTGAACGAGGTGTCGGGCCCCGTCGGGCAGGGCGTCGAGCCTGAGCGCTTCGTGCCGTCGAAGTTTAGCGATGGCCTGCTCACGTGGAAGAGCTGGTCGCTCAGGGCGCAGGAGACGCTGTTCATGTGGGAGTGGGATGAGGACAGTCACGCGAAGGTGATGCAGCAGATGGCGCCGCCTGACTACAAGGTGCGTCGCATCCCGCTTGCCAAGTGCCTGCATTTCCGCACGCAGGTCTCGAAGCAGAGTCCTGAGGGTGTATCGCTGTTGCGCCACTCGTTTCCCTCCTACATCATGAAGAAGAACATCCAATGGGTCGAGGGCGTAGGTATCGAGCGTGACCTGGCGGGCTATCCGCAGTTTCAGGTCAAGCCGCCCGACCCGGCGATGCGGTGGGTGCCGCCCGACATCTGGAACTCGAAGGATGCGGCGATGGTCTCGCTCCTCGCGCAGATCAAGGCGATGGCGCGCGGCGTGAAGCGCGACGATCAGGAGGGGCTCGTCCTGCCTTGGTGGTTGGATTTCACGCTCAAGAGCGCGGGTGGGACGCGGCGGCAGTTCGACACAAACGCCATCATCGAGAGGTACGAGAAGCGGATCGCGATGTCCCTGCTCGCGGACTTTATTATGCTGGGGCAAGACGCCGTGGGCAGCAAGGCGCTGGCCGAGGTGAAGACGAACCTCTTCAGCGCCGCGCTCATGTCGATTATGAACATCATCGCGGCTGTCATCAATCGCTTCGCGATCCCCGAGCTGCTGCGCTTCAACGGCATTCCCGAGGTGCTGACGCCGACGCTCGTGTTCGGCGACGTGGAGAACGTGTCGCTCGAGCAGCTGGGCAACTACATCGCGAACCTCGCGAAGGCGGGCATGCCGTTGTTTCCGGACGGGGACCTCGAGAACTTCCTGCGCGACGCGGCGAAGATGCCGAACACGGACCCGAACGCGCAGATCCAAGACCAGAGCGCCGCGGAAGAGGAGGTGCAGCCGGCGAAGCCCATCCCGGACGCCGAGGCGCCTGTCGTGCCCGTTCCCCTGACGCCTGAGCAGACGCGCGACGAGACGCGCAAGTGGTTCGACCTGGCCGCATCCTATGAAAAGCAACGTAGGGAGCCGGGCGTGGCCGAGGCGCTGGTGAAGATCGTGGCGGACGTCGAGGCGCTGAAGGCGCGTGCTGACGTGGCGAAGGCGCAGCCTGCGCCTATTGTCAACATCCACCAGCCGGCGCAAAGCATCAGGATGCCGGACGTGCACGTGCACGAGGGCGCAATCACCGTGCATCCTGCACCGCAGGGGCCGGCGCCCGTGGTCAACGTCGGGCAGCCCGTGGTCAACGTGCCGGCGCCCGTGGTCAACGTCACGTCGCCGAGCATCAACGTCGAGGTGCCCGAGCAACGGGAGATGAAGCGGACACAGATCGTGCATCGAGATGAAAACCAACTTATTACGCACGTGGAGACGGTCGAGAAATTGAAGAGGTAAACATGGCACTTACACTAGGACCTGGCGCCATTGGGGACAAACTAGCAGCCAAACAGGACGTGGGCACGGATGTCATCTGCGAGATCAACGGCGATCTTCGAACGATCGCAGGGGCCACGAATGCCTACGGCTCGCTCTTTCAGGGAGCTCTCGGCACGTCGGCCGTGGCGCTGGTCGGTCCATCGTCTGGGACCGACATGATCATCGATGACATCAAGCTGTCGAACCCCGGCGCTTCCACGCGCATTGCCACCTTCTACAAGACGAAGGACAGCACGACGTATGCCGCCACGACGCAGTGGGCCTCGCTGACGCTGCTGACGGGCGAGAGCGCGGAGTGGAACAGTTTCGGCTGGACAATTTATAACGCGCAGGGGATTGCCAAGACGGCTCCCGTGAGTGGTGGGCTGATGATAGTCAATGCCTCGGTCGGGGCGCAGACCGGGTTTGCGACAGACACGTACCTGGCAGGGTCCAATTTGTTGTTGCCAACTGGTTTGATTCGAGCGGGGACGTCGATGTACTGGGTGTTCGACGTGGTGAAGACTGCAGCGGGCACCTTGGCACCGTCAATCATTATTCGCGTCGGCACGGCCGGGGCGATTAGCGATACGGCCCGCGTGACTTTTACATTCAGCGCGCAGACGGCCGTGGTGGATCGCGCCATTTTCGAGGTGTGGGCCAACTTCCGCAGCGTGGGCAGTGGGTCGGCGGCGGTCATCGCCGGGATCGCTCGGCTTCATCATCAACTAGCGGTGACAGGACTTAACACGGTCCAGCCTGCCGGGCTGCAAACGCTTGCGGTCACGAGTGACGGTTTTGATT